ATGTCACAGGCAACATCACGGTCACAGGTACTGTTGATGGTCGTGATGTAGCTACAGATGGCACAAAGCTAGATGGTATCGAAGCACTAGCAGATGTCACTGACACAGCCAATGTAACAGCCGCTGGTGCAGCTATGCTGACTGGTGCGAACTTCACTGGAAATGTTGACGTAACTGGCGACATTACAGCGACACACCTTAAAATAGGCACAACAGCTAACCCAAGCGCAGGAGGTGTACGAGTTGTCACCAATACTGCGGGCGGCAGTTTTGCACAATATAGTGATTCACAAACTAATAGTGGATTTACTCTTGGCACAATAGCTGGTTCTGGAATCTTTTATACTCATACCGGCGCAGTTGGTTCTGAAACATACGTAGAACGTATGCGCCTCAGCAGCGGCAATCTGCTGGTGGGTAAGACTATTTTAGAGTATTCTAGCAACACTGGACACGTCCTTCGTAATGATGGCCTTTTAAGCGCAGTCCGAAGCGGTGGTAATGTTGTTAACCTTAATAGGCTTTCTAGCGATGGTGAGATTATTCAGCTTAATAAGGACGGTACACGCATAGGGTCGATTGGGACATTAGCAGGTTTTCTTACTGTGGGAACTGGCGACACAGGAATTCTATTCCAAAGCAATGTAGATAATATTCAACCAATTAATCTTAACACTAATAGCGATAGAGATAATGCAATAGACATTGGCGATGATGAAAATCGCTTCAAAGACCTCTATCTTGGCGGCGGTGTCTACTTGGGCGGCACAGCAGCAGCGAACAAGCTGGATGATTATGAGGAAGGAGATTGGAACGGCTATCTTAAAGGTGTCGGTTCTGACCCAACAACTCAAGTTGTTGCAACAGGACAATACACTAAAGTAGGCCGTAAAGTTTATGCTGAAATAAGATTTTCTAATGTTAGCAATGTGGGGGCTTCTGGCACTGTTTATGTGTCTGGGTTGCCATACGCCTCACACACCGCATTTGCTTCGTCAGGCAACTGCGCTGCGTATCTTTTTGATTTCCCTAATGGCCTGACGAGCTTAAGCGTTCAAGTTGCCGGAACAAACCTATATCCATATATTTCTGGGGACAGCTATACTTGGGATAATTTAAAACACGCTCCCGGAACAGCACGTTATTTAGAAATATCTGCACAATATACGGTAGCATAACCTGATTGGACATCAGGTCGGACAGTCCAACCATCACAGGAGATAAACAGATGGCACTAACAGAAGAAACAATCCAAGATAAAATTGAAGTCGTAGGTGACTACAAGCACGTTCAAGTACGCACCGCAACCGTTATCAAGCGTGATGGCGTTGAGATTAGTCGTGGCTTTTCACGGCACGTTGTAGCACCTAACGATGACATCACTGGCGAAAGCGCAGAGGTTCAAGCCATCTGTGCGGTAGTACATACACAAGCAGTGAAGGATGCCTATGCAGCGCATCTGGCATCGCAAGCGGCTGAGATGGCACCGGCAGCAGCAGAATGAAGCTAGAGCAGTCAGTCACCCCAGAACTTCGTGTAGCCCTCGAACTAGAGGCTCACGAAAAAGAGTGCGCGATACGATACGCCGCCGTAGAAGACAAATTGTCCGGTTTAGACAAGCGTCTATGGCGTCTCGAAGCAATGATCATGGCGTCAACGATTGTTATCGTTGGTCTCGCTGGTTCATTGCTTATGAAACTATAATCCCAAGGAAGCAAAATGAATGAACTGAACATCATCGACCTCGTAGAACGCGAGGACGGCTCTGCGACTATGGTCGTTGAGTTAGACGAAGATACCAAATGTAAGCTGCTGTCTATTGGCTTGCAAAAGCTGATGGCAGACTATCTTGAGGGAGAGCGTAACTCTTAGGAGACGCTCATGTTAGCAGAGTTAGCAGCGGCAAACGCAGCTTTCGCAATCATAAAGAAATGTGTCGAGAATGGTTCTGACCTTGCCAAAGCTGGGAAGGCCATCTCCGACTTTACCCTAAACAAAGACGAAGTTCAAAAGAAAGCAGCGTCTAAAGGAAGCAACCTCGATGGCAGCAAGTCTGATCTTGAAGAGTTTCTTGCACTTGATGAACTGAAGCGCAAAGAAGACGAACTTCGAAGCATGATGCAGCTTTACGGCAGGGCGAATATGTACCCCGATTACGTCAAGTTCTGCGCTGAAGCTAGACGGCAAAGAGCCGAAGCAAAAGCAGAAGCAAAGCGCCTTGCCATAAAACGCCAAGACGAAATTTTACTTTTCATCTACTGGGCAGCTTGCATCACCCTTGGTGTCTTTGCCCTGGGTCTATTCATATACATCTTGATGGAGGCTAGTAATGTTTAAGACACTAGTCCTCGTGTGCTCAATCATAGACCCCACAAATTGCTTAGAGATGGAGAACACACGCCATCCGATCTTGTCAGAAAAAGCCTGTGTAGCCAGAGCGATGGAGATGGCAAGAGACCTTAATCGGTACATGCCTAACTTCAAAGCTATGTCTTACAAGTGTGTTCCTTTGAAAAAGGGAACACTGACATGATGACCGCTGAACAGTTCTTAGCTTTAAAACTACTCCCACGGATCATGATGGCAGCTTCAACCCTAATGGCGTGGAACTGCGCCGACTGGTTTATGTCATTAGGTCCAGCAGCAACGACGCAACAAACAGCTTTTGTATCCACGATCTGTGGATGCTTTAGCGGCATGTTCGCTGTCTGGATAAATCACGAAGGAAAGAAATAATGCTTCAAGCACTCATAGGACCTGTAACAGGTTTGCTGGATAAGTTTATTCCAGACGCAGATGAACGAGCAAAGCTAGCTCACGAAATAGCTACAATGTCTCAAAGACACGCTCAAGAGCTTGCTAAAGGGCAGCTCGAAATAAACAAAGCAGAAGCTCAACACCGTTCTATTTTTGTCGCTGGTTGGCGTCCATTTTTAGGATGGATTTTGGCAAGTGCTATGGGTTGGCATTTTATATTTGCGCCAGTCACCATGTTTGTCTGTGCATATCTTGGCGTTGAAATTCCAGAACTACCGGTATTTGACATGGACAGCCTTATGACTGTCTTGCTTGGTATGCTTGGCCTTGGTGGTCTTCGCACAGCAGAAAAGATTAAAGGGGTCAGTAAATAATTTATGGAGCAGCACATCGATAAACTACTTGAACAACTAATCAAACACGAAGGCATGGAGTTAAAACCCTATAAATGCACATCAGACAAGTTGACAATAGGCGTTGGTCGGAACCTACAAGACGTTGGCATCACAAAAGAAGAAGCCTTAGTGCTGTTAGAAAACGACGTCAGGAACGTAGAGCAACAACTCAAGCACTACATGCCGTGGTCAGAGACACTAGATCCTGTCCGGCGTGCGGCGTTGATCAACTTTGTCTTCAATGTGGGTATAGGAACAGCACTCAAATTCGAAAACGCAATGGCAGCGCTAAAACAGTCGGACTACGACACAGCGGCAGCCGAGCTGCTCAACAGTCGCTGGTCCACCCAAGTTGGCTCGCGCGCACAAGAGCTTGCAGCCCAAATGCGCACAGGTAGCTGGCAATAACTTCAGACGCAATTTTTACCATCTAATGCACTGGTCCAATCACGGACCGGTGTTTTTTCAATTTAGAAGGAGTAAAACAATGAAACTAAGTGAGCTTCTAAACGAAGCTGGTATGAAGTTGTGGAAAGACAAAGAGGGTTGTCAAACCTTTCATTCACAAGCTCGCAGATGTGTAGATATACTTGAAGACCCGAACATTGAAGACATCGACACACAGATGGTCGACAAATATGTTGAAGGTCTTGAAAAAGTAATTACGCATCGTGGCAAGCCTATGACTGGCTCGTCTATTAACCACAACATTAGCGTTCTTTGCACTTTGCTGCGTTACGCAAAACAAAGAGACCTAATAGACAAAATGCCTTATTTTTCACGCAAGCAGCCTTCACCCCATCGTGTTCGCTGGCTGTCTCCTGTTGAAGAGGAGAAAGTATTTGCGGCTATAGACTCTGCTGACTACTTGATAGCAAGAAAACATAGGCAAGAAATGAAAGCACTTGCACGCATATTGATTGATACAGGTATGCGTCGAGGTGAAGTTCTTGGTCTAACCAAAGAAAATCTTGATGGAGATTGGGTCAGACTATGGAAAACAAAAACAGGCAAAGCGCGTTCAGTACCTTTAACACCTAAAGCACGCGCTTTACTAGAAACGCACGTACCATTTGAGATCAAAAGTCATCAAGTCCACAGGTTTTGGGCTAAGGTTCGTGAGGAAGTAGGTCTTTCAAAGGATGCACAATTTGTGCTGCACACGCTGCGGCACACCACTGCGACGCGCATGCTGAAAAAGACTAAGAATATAGCGATGGTACAGCGAATGCTTGGTCACTCGAACATAACTACAACACTACGTTATGCTCATATTGACGACCAAGACTTGCTAGACGCCGTCAATTCCTAATGGCAATCTCGTGATTAAAGCTGTGAAAAAATGGCGCGCTCGGGAAGATTCGAACTCCCGACCCCCAGATTCGTAGTCTGGTGCTCTATCCAGCTGCAAATCACGAGATTTTCTAACACAAAACTTTTTTGTCGTTAAGGAGATCTACGTGAACATATTCTTTCTTTCAAATGACTACACGACGGCTGCGGAAATGCACTGCGATAAGCATGCTGTCAAAATGGTCCTAGAGACCGCCCAGATGCTCTCAACTGCTCACAGAGCACTAGACGGCGACCAATATGCTGACAAGCACTCTCTGTGCAAAATAGCGCACCTAAACCATCCATCCACTCAATGGGTACGTGCAGGGTCTGAGAACTACAAGTGGGCTTATGGTCTTTTTGTCGCTTTGCTCAATGAGCACAAGAAGCGTTATGGCACGACACACAAATATTGGTCGCTTGTAACACCTCTCAAAAAGATACCTAAATCAATTGCTACGAGCAGCTTTAAACGACCACCTCAATGCATGCCTGACGCTTACAAGCACCCAAACACCGTTACCGCTTACAGACGCTATTACCAAGGTGAAAAAGCCTATTTTGCGTCGTGGGCGCGTGCCCTAAAAACGCCTAAATGGTGGCAAAAAGCCGTCTAGTTTGTGTAACATCTTGACACACGCCAATGTCGTTTACTAAAATAGAACAAACCACGAACAAGACGCACATCCCAACACAAAAGTCAAGACCTTAAGAAGCCGCACTAAAGCAGATTAGTGTTCAATGGAGGTGTAATGAACTCTCTAAATGAGATCTCTATGCTTGAAGATGGAATAGACAGATTCCTAACTCAAGAAGATCAACTTTCTAAAACAGGTATTTTAGGAACCGTAGACACAAAATTAGTTAAAGGAGCAATTCCTTTAGTTTCTGAACAGATCTCTAAAGACTTAGAGTTAACAAGCCGCATTACTAGCAAGCCCTTCTGGTTCTACGCATTAGATAACTTGAACAACGACACAATAGCCTACATAGGCTTAAATTATGCCTTTATTGGTGTCGGCCAATTTACAGATTTAACGAACATATGTACTAACATTGGTAAGCAAGTTTGTGTCGAATTATGGGCTCTAGATTTTTCATCTAAAAACCCAAAGCTCTTTAAGCGTCTCTTTGAGATGGCTCGCAAAAATCACAACTCTAGCCGCCACAGGCTCAAAGCTATGTCTGCTGTTGCTAGTCGTGAAGGCTTTGGTGTCGATAGATGGACAGCCGAACAATTAGTTAACGTAGGCCAAGCAGTTTTAAATTCTGTGATAGCAGGATCAGGCTTGTTCGAAGTTTATGATAGACCAAAGAAGAAGTTCTTCGTCAAAAACTTAGGTTTGACTGAAGTAGGCAGAAAACTAGTAGACGACCTCACTGATCAAATTCAGTGGATGTCGCCATTGTTTAAACCAATGTTGTCAGAGCCAAAACCTTGGACGTCTTTCAACAGTGGCTGCTACCATAATCCTAAATTAGCTAGTCTTGTCCCTCTGGTAAGACGAGCTAACAGCAAGCAAAAGGAGCTGATTGACACTGCGTTCAAATCTGGATCTATGGATCGGATTACGAGAGCACTTAACGCTGTTCAGTCAACTCCTTTTGCGATCAACAAACCAGTACTTGAGCAAGTAATTGCTTCATGGGAACGCGGTGATGTTATCAACAAGTTTCCACGACAAGCAAAATTAAAAGTTCCAGGCAAGACCAAAAACTGGGACGAACTTGATAGTAAGCAACGCAAGCACGTCAAAAAGACAAAGGAAAAGATCATCCTTCGCAACAGAGCTTTTGATGCTGATGTTGTCAACATGGCTACAGATCTTAACACCGCCAAAGAGCTTGCTAAACACGACAAGTTTTACTTGCCTCATAACCTAGACTTCCGTGGTCGTCTTTACCCTATACCAACATTCAACCACCAAAGAGCAGACCACATACGTGCGTTGTTTCAATTTGCACGCGGAAAGAAACTAGGACCTACTGGTGCTTATTGGCTTTGCATCAACGTTGCTAATACTGGCGACTTTGACAAAGTTAGTAAGAAATCACTAAATGACCGCATTGCATGGGTTAATGAAAACCAGCGCGCTTTGTACTTGATCGGTAAAAAGCCAGGGTTAACAAGAAGCCTATGGCAAAAAGCCGACAAACCATTTTTATTCTTAGCAGCTTGCATCGACTTTGCTGGCTATGTCGAAAATGGTGACGAGCACATCTCTCACATACCACCTTCAGTTGATGGTGCTAACAGTGGTGTTCAACACTACAGTGCTGCACTCAGAGACGAAAAAGGTGGTGCAACAGTTAACTTAACATACGCAGAAAAGCCTGCTGATGTTTACCAGATTGTTGCAGACAGAGTTAACGATGCTATTGCTTCTAACACTTCAGATGAAGCAGCAGCTTGGCGTGAATACGGTGTGTCGCGCAAAGTTGTTAAACGCAACGTCATGACTTTTGCCTACTCAAGCGAGAAGTTTGGGTTCAGGCAACAGCTCATGGAAGATCTTATGAAACCACTAGAAGATGACGTTCTTGAGGGCATAAGAGAAGCACACCCATTTGGCGAAGACAATGGATCTAAATGTGCCAGTTTTATGGCAGGCGAAGTTTGGGAAGCCGTTAATGATGTTGTTCAAAAAGCAGCAGAAGGAATGCGGTTTATTCAAAAGTGCGCACAGTTATGTGCACACGAAGCTAAGCCTTTAATTTGGACTTCACCAATTGGCCTACCAGTCGTGCATGCGTATGAGGACTACAACATCAACCGCGTCCGCATATTCTTATACGACAAAACAATAAGACCTTCTGAAGCATCACAAAACAGCAAGGTCACACCTGATGGTGACGTGTACAACTGCATAATGCTGAATTTGCGCACAACACCAAAAGGCACTTTGGATAAAATGAAGCAGCGCAATGCTGCAGCACCAAACTTTATCCACTCACTTGATGCCAGCCACTTGATGTTCAGCGTTTTAGCTGGACTAGAAGAAGGCATGGAAGACTTTATGTTGATCCATGACAGCTTTGGAACACAAGCAGCTGACACACAAAAGTTCTCATATTTAATTAGAGAACAATTTGTTGCGATGTACGAGCACTTTGACGTTGTTCAAAGATTATATAATTCCGCTTTTAGCCAATTAAACGACAAAAGTCGCATGGCTATGGTCGATATACCAGAACGCGGAAATCTTAATCTTAGAGAAGTCTTAGCTAGCGATTACGCCTTCGCCTAAACCCCATATACATTAAATAGGAGTTAGCATGTCGTACGAGCAACGACGTGAGGATCTTATTGCGCGTGCAGTAAGCCTCATACAGGACGATGTTCCTGTGCCTGTGGATATTCTGGCAGAGCTTGACGAGCTTGGTGTGAATATCAATTGGCTCTTCAAAGAAGCAGCCTCAATTTTAGAAAATGAAATTTATTAAAGGAGTGCTTTATGAGCAAAGCAAAATTTGTGACGCCAAAAGGTAGTGCTGTGTGGCCGTGGTTGAGTAACCCAGACACTCGCTACAATGCTGAAGGTGTCTACAAAACCGATCTTATGGTTCCCAAAGATCAAGCTCAAGCCATCATGGCTAAAGCCAAAGAAATTTTTGTAGAAGAATACGGCGACAAAGCGTTGCCAAAAGCCAAGTGGCCATTTGAAATCGATGAAGAAAGCGGAGGTGTCCGCATCAGAGCTAAATCAGCTAAGAAGCCAGTTCTTTAT